TATGCATAGTTTCTATTAGACGCCATCTTCATCCTCCGTAGGTGGTGGGTGAACAGTTCTAGGAATACTTCTATATTTACTATCAACATTATCATGGTGCTTGCATCGAATATCAATTATCTTAATAGCATCTGCAGGCATAGTATAATATCGTTGATCTGCAGTAATATCAATTCTTTCCACGTTAACATGAGTTTCTGCTATCATATTCATCTCATCTAGGCCATCCTTGATGTACGCTAGGGCACGGCCTGTCTCGACCATGCCCACACGTTCCATTAGTTCATTAACCGTCACTAGTTTCTTTCTCCTGATGATTATCCTTCACTTCTTCCTGAATCATCTCCTCCACTTCCTCCTTCGGGATCATCTGTAGCATTACCTCTAAAGCTCCTTGAGCCTTGGTCGCCATCGTCTGATGATGGGTTGCTAGCCTCTGATGTTCCTGAAGCTGTGTCTGAAGAGTCTGTACTATCTCTTTCATTTCTTCCACTGTCTTGCCTTGTGGATTAGCCAGTACTGACTCTACTGTCTGATTCTTCTTACCCTTACTCATTACTTGATTCTCCTTGTTAGTTACTATTTTCTAAGGCATCCACCTTAGCTGATAATTCTTGAACTGCTTTAATTAATGGAGGTATTAATTCTGTATACCTAACTGAATAATATTCATTTTCATCATCTATTAAATCGCCCCATCCTTGAGACGTAGCAAGAACTTCATCGTACTTGCCTATTAAATCCTGTGCTATAACACCTAATCTTATCTTTCTATTTGAAGGGTCGGTTTTGAATCTATAATTCACACATCTAACATCTTTTAATTTTTCAAGTGCTCCACTAATTTCAGAAATATCAGTCTTAGCTCTTTCATCAGAGAATGTCCCCCAAGATGTATCTCCGCTATCTTCCAATGCAACCCCCGCAGACTCAACACTATTATACATCCTTAAATCTCTTGATCCACTATTCTGACCAATATAATAAGCAGTACCATCTAGCCAGTGTGCTGCAGTATACCCATCACCCTCTATTTTCATATGAGCTGTTGCCTCGGCTAAATCTGATGCCCTCATGATGTGAAGTACACCCGTTGGAGAAACACTCCCAATGCCAACATTGCCAAGGTCTGACCCACTTCCTCCTATTATTACCATTTCAGCATTCCCAGCACCATCATTTGCATTAAATTGAAGTTGGTCATCTGTATGGGTATATATTAACCATGGATTAGCGCCATCTGTAGGCTCAAGAGCTAAGATACCCTTAACTTGTAATTGTTGTGTAGGTGTAGAAGTCCCAATGCCGACATTAGCACTAGTATTTATAGTAAGAGCTGTAGTATTTCCAGTCTGTAGCTGGAGTTCTCCATTGCCAGTGCCAGTTGCAGATATTTTGGCTATATCAGTCCCTGCCGCCATCTGAAAATATAGTCCCTGTGTATTCCCATCACTTTGTCTTAAATTCACAATAGTACCAGCAGCAGTAGTCCCTTTAATTTCTAAGTTATTAGCTGGCGCAGCAGTGCCGATACCGACTCTTTGTTGTGCTATTGATAATGCAGAATTAGTATCTGCAGCATCCTTAATGTAATAACCAGTAGTGGCATGTAGTGTTGAGTTACCAATTCTTAATAACTCCGAAAAAGTACTTGCTATTGTTGATCCTGATAAAGCTGCCATTTCAGTTTCTCCTTAATAAGGCATTAAATTGCTATTACGTATTCTATTGTTGTGTCATCTGCCCCTGATGCAACCGCCACTTTAGCAGTTGCTAGAGTAACCGTAGAAGTTGTTCTCATTGATACAGCTGCTCCAGGTGGTATTAATATATCAGGTTCATCACCTTCTAATGCCAATTGACACTCAATACTTCCTAAATTCTTTACATACAAAAACTTTACTGCAGTCGTAGCAGTTCCTGGCATAATACGTGAAAGAGAATCATCAACAGTTACCTCTCCAGCACCAGTATTCCATGTAGATACTGTTCCATTCCATGTTTCATCAAAGAGATTCCAATTCTGCCCAAGACTAGCCATAGATGTCCAGTAATCAGTAACCTGATCTGAGGTTATATCAACACTTCCTTTTCCGCCAAATCTTTTTGCAACAGTTGTATCAAGCTTATAAGTTGTAGCGCCTTCTTCACGCACAATCGCTTCCTGTGGCACTACATGTGCTCCATATATTACTCTTCTATCATTAGGTACTGCCATATTATGTTCCTGTCATGTAATCTACTGTTGCTGTTCCTGATATATGTACTTTAGGCGTTGCAGCGGGCGATGAAGCATTTATCTTTGAAGCAAAACATTCACCCTCTAAGAGCTGAATAATCTCTGTAGAACCATCTAAAGATATTGTAACTGTTCCAGAGGTAATAGATGTTGCGGTTACAGCTATAAAATCTATAGCAGTTCCAATAGCAGCAGTTGATGTTAATGTATTAACTACAGTTGTACCAGCACTATCAAGATCATACATATAAGATCCTGTAAGCTTACGACCACAATCACCATCTAAATAATATCTATCAGTACTGCCAACTTGTTCCTGTGGAGTGCAATAATTCTTATACAATATTCTTTTATCTCCGTCTTCTGCCATTATGCTGGTTGCTTAGGTGCTGCCATCATGAATGCTGCATCATATTCAGCCTTTAATGCCGCATATTGTCCTTGTAGCCATTGGTATCCTGCCCCATCAGCCTGTAAATTCTGTGTATATTCCTGAACCTGTGATCCAACTTCTGCTTGGTATACAGCAAGTTCAGCTTGATATTTCTGAATTAACCTAGCATCTTCCTGATTGTCGAAGTCAGCATCCTTGAAATTCTTTTGAAGAGTTGCTTGATATTCTACATTAGCATCATTAAATACATTCAATTGACTCTGCATAGCAGTAGAGTAAGCCTGTAAATAAGTAGAAATCTTTTGTAACTGTGCAGATGCAAGCTCAACATCCTCCTCATCTTCAATCAAATGGGCTGCAGTTGCAAACCACTGATCTACTTCAACTTGATCAGCCAACGTATCTATTGTATTATCTACATCTAAGCTAGATAAATCTGTAATATTAGTACCATCCCCTGGAATAGTAGGAGCTGTATAAGTAGGAGCAGTACCAGTTATTGTTACAGATGTTGAACTCAAAGTAGGAGTATCTGGTGGTACAGCTGTAATTGAAAGATCAGAAATTGTTGTAGCTCCCATCTTAGCTTGCAAGGTCCTCATGCTTGCATATATAACTACTAAATAAATTTTATCATTAGGAAAGTATTTTATATTAGAATCAGCAAAGGTAAGAGCGTTACCACTTCCATCTACAGGTTCATGATTGACATAAAACACTCTAAATCCATCATCAGTACCATCAGGAACAGGATATACATTAATAGTACCATCAACATCTATCGCATACACAGGATTATACTTAGAAGCAAAACTTAAACTATCAGTATCTACAACCCTGGATTGTAAGGCGATAGGAATCTCTCTACATTGCCTCCAGGCAGAACTGCCATCAGTATCACCATCTGCCCCTGCTTCTCTTATAACAGAAATTATATCAGCACCGTTTAAGTCAAGACCATTACTTGATGTAGTGGCACTTTCCCTGATGAAACTTTTTTTATCCTGAGGCTTAATAGAAAGCCATCTATTAGTAACATCAATTACACCATCTTTCAAAAATTCGGTTAATTCCTCCTGGGAAGGATTAGTGCTACTAGCAGTAATAGCTATAGATGTAATGCCTTCTACCTGTACTTCAAATGTTGCCATTAGGTCCTTATATTAAAAAGGCCGTAGCCCTCCGCAGAGGAGAGTCAAGAAACCACTGCAGAGGGATTTGGCTTTGATTGTTATTAGCTTTAATTACGCTAGACTAATTCGACACTTACAGCATCGATTCTAACTTCATTATCAGCATGAGCAGAACTCCAATCAACATTAAGAGCTACAGCCAGACCACCAGTTGTATCCATGGAAGTCAGTGCTGTCTGTCCAATGACATGTACAGCTCCTAGAGCATCTGTTCTGATTTCAGCAATGGCAGTACATGTTCCACTACTACCAGTTGCTGTACAATGAACATCAGCCCAAGCATACACTATGTCATCATCAGCCACATCAAGGGCTGCTCCAGTTGCGATAGCTGTGCCACCGAACTTGAGGATAGGTGTTAAAGTATCTGTACTATTACTATCAACAACTGTACAAAATACTTTAATCCTAACAATGTCACCCTTTTCCAATGTATTAGCTGGGATTGTATATGAAAACATATCCGCAGCATCAGTTGAGTTCTCATGTTCACGACCTGTACCAGCTTCAGAAAACAACTTCTGAGATAATGAATTGTCTAGTTTATTCTGTCCGTATAAAAGATTAGCCATTATTTATACCTCCTTATGATGTTTTCCAGATAGCATGAGCTTCAGGCATACTAAATTCCATACCAGCTTCGGTAAGAATTTGGTCTACTCTGCGATCCACACCACTGTTTTCCAGGGTTTGAACTCCAACATAGATTGAAGTATCTCTATTAATTCCGTTTCCGACCAGAGGACGATATGCACAATGCTTCATATTTACACCAAGAAGAGCTATATTTGTGCCATCTAAGTGTACATTACGAACCACATTAATATCACCATATACGGTAGAGATTGTAGTAGTATCAACTCCAAGAACTTTCTTTTTGCCTTGCATAGACATATCTGCGCGACCCATCACTGAGGTATCGGCAGCAGGATTAGTAGTTCCTCCAGGAACAACCATTCCAATATTGTTAGCAAAGTATCCAGATAATTTATGCAACCAATTATATACTGCTGTAGAACAGAAGAATACACTTGGAGCTGCATTATTATATCTAGGATCTAAAAAGTTAGAAAGATCATCTAAGAAACTATCTTGAGATTTTGTTGCAACAGGTAAAGAAAAAATATTACCATTGTTTAAAATCCAATCAATAGCCCCTTGAGTTGTCCGATATGCTGCATTTTGAGTACCAAACAGAAGACTCTGTTCGATATCCCACTTATGTTCAATCAGCTTTTCTTTCCAGATACGAGCCCATTCATTTCCTTCATACTTCAGTACGGTAGCACGATCAGTGTTATCCATAACCATTGAAGTCTTAAAGATCTGACATTGCCCATAACCAGTTGAATAAGGCTGGTCTTTCCAAGTTTCTGGATAACCAGTACCTTTATCAAAAGTAGAGCCAACAACATAAGTACGCTCATTTTCAAGCGAAGATGAAATAGACTCATCATAAACCTGAGTATCTACATCATCACTGCCATTCCATCCAGCAATATAAAGAAAACCAGAAGCATTTATATCACGAATAAGTTCACAATCTAATTGAACACATTCACGAGAATCCTTCGTTAGGCCATCTGTTACTGCTGTAACCTTCATAAGCATATAATCACCACCTGCGCCACCACCATTAGTGCTGGACATAGGAACCTTGATTATTTGCCCTGGAAGAAAGAAAGCTGGACGAGTACCACTAGCACCAATTGCAATAGCACCCCCAGATTGACCATATACATTTTGTATATTACCAGCTGATTTATAATCACCAGCCATATACAGTTTAAATGTATCACCTGCAGTCAAACTACCTGGAGCGCCACCATCATTGTATGCAGTTAAATCTGCATCACCACCAGTACCACCAAGCACATCTACATTGTTATTTTCTACCCATCCTGTTACATAGGCGTATCGCTTATTCCACGAACCACGTTTCTCAGTAAATTTAAACTGAGGATCGTCAGTTGGCTTTTTAGCCGCCATAGAAACAAAACGGAAAAACGGATCCTGAGCCAAGGCCAGTTCAGATACTCGATCACCGAAGTTAAACTTCCGTCTAAGATCGCCAGTATCTAAAGTACTGCCACTAGAGCCAGGACTATTTGCGTCGTCAAAGGAACCAATACTACCATAATTCTGGTAGGCATTGCCTCCATATAATACGTCAGCCATTGTCTGTCTCCCTATTTATGTTCAGAGAAGGCAAAAGCTGTTAAGCTTTTTATTGTGCCTACTCGAACAGGTTGTCTAAAGTATCGTCAACGCTCTTCAAAGCATTAAAGACATTATCGTCCATGCTTTGCTCTTTAGAGCCTTGCGAGTTTGCTCCACTGGCGCTTGTAGGGATGTTCCGTACATTTTTCATCTGATTCAGCATATCCTTTTTAGTAGAATTTGCTGTATTAGCAGCTGTCCTATCCTTATTTAAAAGATAATGTATATCTTCTAAAGTTAAGATATGCTCCTTAGCATTATTAACAAAGCCTTCATACTCCTGGTCAGTCATAGTATGCTTTTCACGAAATGCCTTTTCCTCACTTTGCCTATTAATATCGGCTTGTGTGTCAGCAGCCCGCCTCTTTTCATCACCAATCATTTGACCAACTCTTGATTGGACCATACGGTCCACATGAGCATTCATTAGTTTTGCTGAGTCTGATTTTCCATCAGACATAGCTTCATGAGCATCAAAGACAAAATCTTCGCCTAATCCAAGTTGATCCTGAATTGTAGCAGAAGGTTTGCCACCATTTGTCAGATAATTACGAACATGATCTACAAGACCACTGTCGTTTTTCATTGCGTCAAGAACAGGAATAAAGGGCTTCAATTCAGACATCTCACCGTGTAAACGCTGAGCTTCTCTTGTTGAATCTTTATATCGTTGCTCCCAATCTACCTGTGTCTCGTTTTTGGAGCCTTCCTCGCTTTTGACGTGGGTTACCTGTTCGGAGCCACTTTGTAGAGGAGGGGTTACCTCAGAGTTTCCAACGTCATCTTGTATAGCGCCATTGACGTCATTTTCAAGCGCTTCAAAGAAGTCGTTTCCCTGAGAGCCAAATACTGCATTTTCTGCAGTTTCTGGGTTACTTTGGGTTGTTTCTTCTGTCATTGTTATCTCCTTATTTAAGAGTCTATAAACTTATATAGCATTTAATGCTTAAATGCAAGAAGTTTTTTAATCTTTTTTTACATTATTTCCAGCACGCTCAACTGCCATATCCATTTTTTCAGATGCCACATCAAGATCATTTTTTCTTATATTACGTAAAAGTTTCTGCTGAGCTTCAGTTTCAAGAAGCGATGATTGCCTGGATCCACGTACATCCTGCTTATTTTTCTCAAGTTCCATAGCTCCCTGCATAACCTTACCCTTAATGCCAGCTTGGACCAATTGACGTTCTAAAGTCTCAATAGTTCCAGCCTGATCCTTGACTTGTTCATCCATCTGCTCTAATTGTCCCTGCATCTGAGCATACATGCTCTTTCTCTTAGCTATACCTTCCTTGTTTCTAAGATCTGTTTCGGCAAGGACAGCTAAATCATCCACCACTCCTAGCTTCATAAGTTCTTTCAATTCTTCAAGGTATGCCCATCTATTAACAGGTAATGTAGATCCAGCTACTATAGTAACATCAAACTTAGCAGACGCATAGTCCATAGATTTACCAATAGCTTCTCCCATATCATTATATAGAGGTATATTGATTTCAGTCTCCCTTTGTTCCTGTATTGCCGAAGGCTGAATAATCCTGAATCTCTTATTAGCTGTATATACTGCCTGAGTAAACTGCATAACCAATCTTCCTAATTGCCGTAATGCTGGTTCTATAGAATGCTGCATCCACTGCTTTATCCTCCTAGTACCATACTCATCTAATGCCAGCATGCCTCTAAATGTTTCATGCTGAGCCTGAGTATCTCCCTGCATGGAAGAATATATCCCAGCAAGATACTCCATATCTGTCTTGCCCTCTTGTACTATAGTGAAGAAAGCATTAGAAAGTGGCGCTGGAGGCACTGCGGTAGGAGGAGTAGCACCAGGTCTAATAGGTAATAGGGCACCAGGAGAAGATGAATACTTCTCCCAATAATCCATATCAATAGACCCTTCTTCATGCATCCAGCGCAATGAACTACCAAGAGATGCATTATGCACCATAATCTGATGTGATTTATTTAATTCTCTCTGTTTTCCGATAAGAGGTGAAACAGCACTCATAGGGAATGGTGTGCCAGTCCACTTGTAATGAAATGGCACTATAGGATAATCAGTAATATTATCAGGAAGAATTTCTTCATATAAGAGCTTATCACCGACTATAGTTGTCTGTTTTATCCTATGTGCATGGAATCTCATCTGTCCTACTACATTCTCAGCAAAAGCTTCCTCTTCCATTAAGATCTTATATTCTTTTTCACTTATAACTTGATTTTCGATCTTAGATGCTTCATTTTGAAGCTGGCTCATATATTCTTGTTCTGCAGCTTGTAATTGCTGTTCCATCATCTCCTGAGCCTTCTGCATTTCGAGTTCATATCTTTCAGGAAGCATCTCTCCTGCCTGTACAGCCTCTTCCATTTGCTTTTGCTGTTCCAGCAACTGGACTTCCATTTCAGCCTGCATTTCCTTCATTTTTACCTGAACTTGCTGTTTAATTTGAGCTAATTGCTCTTCATTTGGAGGTATTCTATAAAATACATTCATATGAGGTATTTTCAGTTTTTCGTATACCTCAAAAAATTCAAGCATAGTATCCTGACTACCATCTGGACTTATAGCTTCACTGGCATTTTCATCGTCATTATATGCAAAAAGCTCTTGCTCACTATTGCCAGATGCCCTGGCACTCCAGCTATATTCACGAGCTTCATCGGAAGAAGCAGCATTAATTTTTCTTTTATAATCAGGAAATAATTTAATTAGATGGTTTTTAGGAAGTACTTTGCGAATAAGGACAAAAGCTGCATCCCTTAGCAGCATATCTCTAGATTTAGGATCTACAAAGATATCAAAAGGTTCAGGTTGCCGAAGTACGACTTCTCCCATACCATTATCCTGATCTGGGTCTACAGTTAGAAGAATATACCCTACACTTTTGCATATAGCATCATTTATTGCATTAGAATACAAAGTTGAGCCATCAGACAGATTCCATATATAATCTGCCATATTCCCAAATACTGATGCTACATCAGCATCAGAACCCTCTATACCAATAGCCTGCCATCTGGGATTATTGGCTGTAGCATAGAAATTAAGCATTTCAACTACTGGAAGTATACGATTAATTGTAAAAGTAGGCATTCCCTGCTCTTCCAAGGAATCCCTTTCTTCGGTAGTTAATTGTTCATCATGAGAGAAATCATACCCCTTCTGGTTTATGAACTCCCACTGCCTCCTCGTCCAATTGTTCGAGAGCTTGTAAAGTTGTCTTACTTGTTCTGCTCTTTTTGTTTTTGCCATTCTTACACTCCTCTATTGGTAGGTGTTTGTGATCCACGTCACATATTTTTGGACAGGTATAACTCTCCTGCGGGCATTCTCTGGTAATATAATCGCCATATCTAAATGTCCCTATAAATATTAATCCTAGTAATAAGTCCCATAACACAATTCATATCTTGAACTCTCATCAACGCAACCCTCCTCCGCCTCTACGACGTCCACGGTTATTCTTGCCACCACGTTTTCTTGCTTCTATTTTCGTACCATCGGGCATAATAGCCTGTATTTCTCCTGCATTTAATAGTACGGAAAGTACGATAAACTTTATCATGCTGTTACCCATGATTTAGCTTTGGGTTTCTTCTTCATCCATTCTCCATCTGCACCTTTACTGAATTCACAAGGATATGCAAACTTACACGCATATGCCAGAGCATCTATCGTATCATCATGAGCCATCCTTGGTCCAAATGTGATAGTCTCTCTCTGCAGATCATAATGATTCTTTTTGATATGCATTTGGCCTACAGCAAATCTTTGAGCTAATATTCCCTGAATTCTATCTCTTTTGGACATTCTTGTTCCTGGCTTCTCTTCCTTAAAACTTATTGAAAAATCATTTCTTCTCAGCATCTCTGCTCGTATAGCCTGGAATACAGGTTTAGACATTGTTGTATCTTCTATAGTATACATTAACGGGTGGTATATTTTTCCATAATCGAATATATAATCCACAATCCCCTTTTTATCAGACCCTGGAATACCGAGCACAGGTATACCGCGCTTCCTAAGATAATCGAGAACATAAATATTATTGTCCACATCGCAAGCAGCAAAGATAATAACACTATAGTCAGCATCCCTACGCTGAGAATCCGTAGCAGGGTCAACCCCCGCAAAAACATTGACTGGTTTGACGTCGCCATCTTCCGTAACTATACTACTAATTCCAGTTTCTTCATCATGCAAGAATTGCCCATCCCAGTATTTAATATGGTCTCTCGTGAATATCGCATCTTCCTCACTCTGAACCTCCATCATATATTCCTGGTAAAATTTCTGTGGTTGGCCAGAGTCTGCGTAAAACTTTTTCTTTCTTTCCATCTCTTCCAGGCCAAACCAGGATGGCCATAAAGGCATCCCATCTTCCTGAAGAGCTTTGTATGTAATTACTGTCCAACTGTAGTCTTCTCCTTTAGCTTTTGCTTTATCATGACCAGTAAGGATATTAGTAATGAACGCATCATAATGAACAGGCGTCCCATTAATTCTAAGCCTACCAGTATGAGGCTCAAGAGCAGGGAATACAACAGCCGTAACAAGGTTCGCAATTTTACTCCTAGATTCAGGAGTGATTGTATTATTCTCATCTTCAAAATCGTCCAGTACAATAAGATCATATCTTTTATGGAGCTTAGCACCTCCCCTGATACCTGAGAGATTAGATTTACTGATAAGCTTGCAATTATTCCTAAGCTCGATATCGTCTTCTGTCCATTTTTTGCCCTTGAGATCCCCGAAAAAATACCTCACCTTATCATTGTATTCCAAATGATATTTAATATAATCAAGATTAGGAACACTAATCTTTGAACTTGCAGCCACCCAACCATAAAATAAAGGTTCTTTAGTAAATAAGAAATCATGCAAGATAGAACACTTCGTCATTACTGTCTTCCCATGACCCCTGGGAAGTATAACTGCCAACTGACGTATATCATTATCATTGACCGCATCTGCCACTTCGTAGTGAAAGAAAGGAGTCTCAGAGCGCATAAAGTCATCTGGAAGAAACAACTTACCAAATGCAATTAAATCATGGTATGTAAGTCTGAGAGTTTCTTCCTCATTACTTACATTATGAAAGTTCACGTTAGCCATCTATTTCTTTTTCTTCGCTTTGTGTGCCTCCTGAACTGGATGCGGTGTGCCTTCATACGGTCATATGTGGTAGGCTTCTTTAGGCCTGTCTTTCTTATCATGCTTAAATAGATCTAATCGCTTGCCTGCCATTATTTGCTTTCTCTTATCTTTACACACTTACCTTTTACATTTTTATAGCCCTTGCCACATTTTGACTTATTATACTTTCTTCTCATACCACCAGTCTTGAGCGGACTATTATCAGGAGTATTCCCGATATCAATTATGTCAGCCATTCTTTTCCCCTATCTCTTTTGGGCGTTGAACTTCTTCTAAAATATTGTCGGCAAAGCCTTGGAAGACGGCCCCACTAAGCTGGGTAACTTTGGTCTGAGTTTTATCCTCGAGATCTAAGATATCTGAAAGTTTAAATAATGCTTTTAACTTTGTTTCATCTTTCTCGGAATTCTCTGCGACCCTCTTTATGCCTTCCAGCACAGATTTGTCATCAATATTTAATTCTTCTAAAACTGGTTTCAACTCTTCCTTCATAGCTTTTTGTATCCTTTCAGTCTTTACTAATTTTGTAGACTGTTCTTTTGCATACATAGGATTATTTGTCTTATATGCGCTAAGGTAAGCTTCAGATGGAGCTAGGCCACCAGCCATATATTGTACAAATATTATCTCGCATGTAGTTAAATTCCTACGATCCAAAATAACTCTCTCAGTGTCTTTTCCCGAGATTGTCCATATGTTCTCCCGTTTAGATGTATCCATCTTAACTTTTGGAGAGCATATGAACGTCCCCGAGCAAGTACCTACATATTCCCTATATTTAGCCTTACCTCTGGGAGTCTTCATTTTGCCTTTGCGTAATATCTGGATAATGCAATTATCATCGGCCTCTACCCAGTCACCGATCTGGGCCTTCCTCCAATTATGCACAACTACCATGCTGCTAGGCAATTCAGACCTATCCTCGTAGACTTTATGGTACATATCAGATACCCTGTAAGTCCTCATCTATTTCCTTATCTGGTTCATAACCATCTGTATATAAGCATCCATCAAATCTGACATATAGGCTACACTAGCCCATATCTCATAGATACCATATGCAGTACCAAAAAGCCACATAAGTATTAATAATTTTGTTAAGTCATCTTTCATAGTCTCTCGTACGCGCGCTATATATTATATATTAAGTTTAGAGATATAGTATACTAATACTCCCGTAAGGGAGTATGTCTTAGTATAGAGATACTCTATAGTACCTAGGCTTCGCCAGGTTCAACATTGCCAAATTCCTCTAAGAGCCGTTCTATCTCTTCATCTGCATTCTGGGTATCTCTGAAATATTCAGCAAGATCAGCAGTACCCAAAAGAACAACCTCAGAATCAGCTGACTCATCAATAGATTCCATAATGTACTCTATCTCTTCCGTATCAGGATTATAAGCAATAGTCAAATGATATATACGTTTAGCGCTCATATGATAGTTTATATGTTAAACAACCATAGGAAGCAAGGCAAGTTTCAAAAATTGCAGGATTTTAGTGTATGGCCTATATTCAAGCGGGGCCGTGCTATAATCAGACTTTCACTTTCTGATTTACGTTATCTTTCATTTCGAATTAATCATTAACTAACTAATATAAGGAGTATACTCTTATGGGATACCTTAAGATGTTCAAGTGTAAGTCTAACTCTGGCAGATGGATGTTCAGCTCTATTAATCGTGTGATGACACCCATTGGTCCTCGAATCCAAGGCACACCTCGTGGTCAAGCAGAAGTATTACCTTACTTCATCATGATCACTGAAGTAGAGCCTGATACATTACCAGAGTTGATGTATTATAACCCATCATCTAATGATCTTATAGATGAAGCAGACTTTCTCTCTCTTGGTAGAGTAGATGCAGATACCACAGGTGATAGCGTGGATGGATCAGCATCAGTACCAGTATAGAGACTTTAATGACCTAATAGGGGGGGCTTATGTCCTCCCTTGTGGTCATGTGGGTAATTAACTTAGTAATAAAACAGTTGTAACTCATACATAAACACCAACTATATGGAGTACCAATCAAATGATACAATACATCAGTCAATTCACAGCCAATGACTTGGTAGTAATACACTGCGCAGTCATACTGATAGCAATCTCTGTCATACTATCTATAAGCCTAGTAGCATGGCTTACAATGTATGCCTATGAAATACTATCTGTCACTTGGCATGAGACTAAACGTAGGCGTCAAAAAGCTGCAAGACTAACTAAATTTAGCAGTTAACAAGTAATCATTTATTGGTTTAGCACCACAGTATTTATGTTAAAACCATTCCAAAGAGAGTAAGAGTGTTATGATCTACACCATCTCAGGAACATCATAGTAACGCTGAGCCACTGGCCATG